TGTATTTGACCCATTAGCTATTGCAATGGTAGTAGCAGCAAATTTTGCATTTGCTCAAATTAAACCAAAAGAAGATATGAATATACCAGAAGAAGTTCCTGATATGAGAGAACCATTAGGTGATTGGGCAGATCGAGAGATTGTATTTGAAGATGAACCGTTAATAACTGAAGAAGAGGTTAAAGAAGATTTAACTGAAGGAATAGAAGATTATGATGATGAAGATGATGATGAAGATGATGAACAAGAACCTCTTCCAGATATATATGATGAAAAACCAAAACCAAAACCAAAACCTCCTCCTAGTCGTGGTAATGGATATTGGAGTTAATAATTAAAAATTAAAGTTATGGCAAAAAAGAAAAAAGTTACACATAAATTTCATACAAGAAGAAATAAAGGCAAACATGAAATGATTTGTCGAAATAGTATTGAAGATACAAGTTATTGGGCATGGCCTAAATTAGCTAACGGTCCAAGATGTTTTCATTATACAGCTGTTAATGCAGATTCTACTGCAGTATTATGTTGGAGATGTGTTTGTAAAACAGTTCCACCACCGGACATAAAAGGTGGCTATGTTTCAAAAGGTCGTCCAAGAGGATGGCAATTCATGAAAGAGTTTGTTGATAAGGATGGCAATGTATTTCATAAGGGTAAAGAACAAGTTAAGTTGAAAGGAACTTTAAAACCAACCAAAATAGAACCTAAAAAAGATAAAAAGAAATTATCTAAATCAGAAAGATTGAGATTGGAACAGGCTATATTAGAACAAATGGCTATGGTTAGAGGTCAACTAAAGAAGGCTAAATGGAAGAAGGATATAAATGCCGGCAATACACAATTAAAGAAATTACAGCGTCAATTAAAAAAAGTTAAATAGATTAGGAATTACGAATAAAAGTTATTATATTAAGTTATATGAGTATATATGAAGAACAGCCTTTAAAGGCACAGAAACAAGACGAACAGTTACAAGAACAACCTGTAATAAATAAACCAGCTGGTGATTATGAATCATTACATAATCAAATAGGAACACAATTGGATTATGAAGATTCAGTTATATTTTTAAGTGATGAAATAGGAGAACATACGTTAACAGATTTTATTATACGTATGAGAAGTTTATTACAACATAGACGAAACAAAACAGCTCCAATTAATTTAATGATTAATTCACCAGGTGGAGACATTTATGAAATGTTTGGTATAATAGATTATATTGAATCATTAGATGTTAAAGTCAATACAATTTGTAGAGGTAGAGCATTTTCAGCCGCCGCCATAATTTTAACATGTGGTACTGGAAATAGAATGATGAGTAAACGTTCAACAGTAATGTTTCATCAATCATCTAGCTTTCTAGGAGGTAAGATGTCAGATATAACAGCATATCTAGATAATGTAAAAAGTTTAGAAAAAATTATTTATGGCATGTTAGCAGAAAAAACTAAAAAAGATGCCGACTGGTGGAAAAATAAAATGAGATCAGATTGTTTTTTAACATCTGAAGAATTATTAGAAATTGGAGTTATAGATCAAATAATATAAAAAAAGAATAAGTTATGAAAATGAAACCTATGGGAGACCAGCTTTTATTAAAAGCAAAAGAACAAAAAGAAAATGTTGTAAATGGAATTATACTTACAACAAGTGCACCTGAATATGGTTATGCAGATGTTATAGCAGTAGGACCAGGATTATTTACTCAAACAGGAGATAAAATTCCAATGACGTGTAAAGTAGGAGATGTTGTATTAGCAGCAAATAGATTATTATCAGGTAAAAATGGAAATGAAATAATTCTAGAAGATGTAAAATATTTACTAGTTAGAGAATCAGAAATATCAATGGTATCGTCAAATAATTAAGATATGAAATTAACAGCAGAACAAATAGTAGAAAATTGGGAACGTTTATTAGAAGTAATTAGAACGGAATTTACAGGAGAAAGACAAACTAAACTATTATCTATGTATACAGATTTAGAAGATAGAATGTCAACTCAACCAGCATCTAGTATTGATCATTATCATAATGCATTTGATGGCGGTTATGTAGATCATGTTTTACGAGTAATTGATTGTGCTCATGAGGTATATGATTTATGGACAAGAATGGGAGCAGATATGTCTGGTTATACTAAAGAAGAATTAATTTTTACAGCATTAAATCATGATATTGGCAAAATGGGATTTCCTGGAGAAGGTAATGAAACATATATTCCTAATGATTCTGAATGGCATAGAAAGAATATGGGAAGGATGTATAAGGTTAATCCTAACAACCAATTCACCCTCGTAAATGACCTATCTATTTGGCTATTGCAACATTATGGTATTAGCATCACTTGGAATGAAATGTTAGGAATTAAATTGACAGATGGATTATATGATGAAAGTAATAAACCATATTTCATGTCCAGAACAGCTGATTCTAAATTAAAAACTAATTTAGGATTTGTAATGCATCAGGCAGATTTAATGGCAGCTAGAATAGAATTTGAAAGATGGAATAATAATAAACCAATTACAACTACATCTATGAAAAGAAAGTCAAAGATAATAACCAATCCTCAAACAAAAGTTAATGCATCTAAAATGTTTGATGATTTATTTGGAGATAACAAATGATAACAACTATTATAATTTTATCAGTATTATTATTAACATCTATATTTGTTAATATTAATCAATTGAAAAAACAAGAAACTCAAACTGATTATATAGATGAATTAGAAACATCGAATACTGAGTATTATAACTTTTTTCAACAATTAAAAACAAAAGTCGGTCAATCTAATTCTGTAATAAAAAATGCTGATCGATTAGGAGCATTTGAAGCTTCAGATGAAGTAGGAACTTCATTCAAAATAATTAAAGAAGTAATAGAAGATTTAAATAAAGGATTTTAATGGAAGAACTTAGCCCAGTACAAAAATTTTATGAATGGCATGCTGCTGAAATGAAAGACCTAGAAGAAAACGGTCCACGTGTAAGAAGAGGTCGTAAACCTAGCAAGAAGCAATATTTTACATACATAACAGATCAAGCAATTATTGCATATAATTCAGAACCTTCTTGGTCAAAAAGAAATCGAGTATTTAAAGAATATATTAATTATCCATTTAATAAACTAGTTGAAAATATTTATCATACATTTAAATTTTCATATTTTGATGTTCCATATGAAGATGTTAAAGCAGAAGTAGTTGCATTTCTAGTACAGAAGATTGGTAAATTTCAAGAAGGTAAAGGTAAAGCCTTTTCATATTTTTCAATTATAGCTAAAAATTATTTGATAATTCAAAATAATGCTAATTATGCTAAAATGAAAGCACGTATGAGTACTGATATTTTAGATGATAGAAGAAATATATCTGCAGAAATGGCATTATCAGATCATCAAGAATCTTTAAAAGAATTTACAAATTTATGGGTTGAATGGTATGATAAGAATATGAATTCTATTTTCACAAATAAACGAGATATTATAGTAGCAGATACAATCCTAGAATTATTTAGAATACGAGATAATATAGAAAACTTCAATAAAAAAGCTCTTTATATACTTATAAGAGAACGGACAGGTCTTAAGACTCAAAACATTACAAAGGTTCTCAATGTAATGAAAAAAGATTATGCTAAAATGTTCGCATCCTATTCAAAATCCGGTCATTTGATATCATAAAACCTAGCTACTCATATTTATATAAAAGGATATAATATGAGCCAAGAATTCGAATTATTTAAAGGTACAAACTTTTCTGATCTAATGAGAGATGTATATCACAACTCAAAAAAGAAGTCGCGTCAAATAGATACGTTAATTAAAAGTTTAGAACCAATGATAAAAAATATAGGCGATGCATCAATAATTGTACCAATGATAAAAGATTATCTAGAAGTATCAGTTAAAAATGACGATGCATTAGTTAAACTAGCAGCGGTAGTTCAAAGACTTGTTTCAGCTAGTTCTAAAGATGATGACGGAAATGAATTTGGACTAAGTGAAGATGAACGAGCTCGATTATTAGAAGAAGCTGAAGAAGAAATAAACAATATTAAAGAAACCAATAAACCGGAGATAAAGAACGATGGCAGTATCACAACTAGCCCTACAGATTTGTCAAGTGATAGAACCTGAATCTGATCATACACTTTATGATAAATATCAAGATGAAGATGGTTTAGATCATCCTCCTGGAACAATACGTATACGACTCAGAGGTAAAGAAATGACTACATCTTCTGAAGTATGGGCTGTTCCGGCCGATCCTACGATGTTAAATGTACCTTTATACGGAGAACAAGTTTTGGTTTATAATGCTATAGATGGTAAGGCAGAAAAGTTAAATCAATATAGATGGTATTATATGTGTCTAGTAAATGCACATGGAATAGTTAATAATACCATTATGCCATTTATACAAGATTCACAAGTATCTGGTAGAGGATATAGTTCTGATGGAATATCAAAAGTTTCACCAGGAGCAGAACCTAAACAAGTATCATTTGAAAAAAAAGATGTACTGCCTATACAACCATTTCAAGGAGATATAATTAGAGCATCAAGATTTGGTTCTATTTTTAGATTTAGTAGTACTCATTTAGAATTAGATAAATATAAAGAAGAACCTTTTTGGGAAGGAGAAAAAGCTGGTGATCCATTTATAGCACTTACATGTGAAGTAAAAGGATTATTAGACGGATATTCAGGTGAAGATACATATGACCCATATTATAAAATTGAAGAACCAGATGATGATAAAAGTTTTATATATTTAACATCAAAACAAAAAATAAAACGATTTGAATTAGCACAACCAAACATCGGACAAACTCCTGAAGAACCTATGCCGTTAGTAGATTATCAAGAATCGCAGGTTATTATAGGAGCCGAAAGGATGATATTTAATACAAAAAAAGATGAACTAATGTTAATATCTGCAAAGGATATAAAGTTTGTAACACCGGCATGGCAAATAGATGCAGATCATTATTTTACACAAATTGAAGAATGGCTTAAAATATGTGTAGATTTAGCTGAAGGTATTGAACGATATGCAACACCGTCAGGTCCAACGGGGCAATCTAGTGCTCTTGAGAGATTAAAAGAGATACAAGAAGAAATTGAAAAGATGCATCAATAATAGGAGAATAAATTATGCCTTTAGATAAAAATGGATTATTACAAGATTTAAAAGCTGCCTTGCAGCGACAAGGCGAAAAAGAAGGCGAAGAAGTTCGAGACCAAGCAGAAGGTATAGATCAATTTGCACAAGATGTTGCAGCCGCAATTGATAAATTTGTAAGATCGGGAGATGTAAAAACAGCTGTTACTACTGCAGTTACAACTATTAATGCAGCCGGCCAAGGAGTTATGTCAGACCCAGTATCAGGAGCAGGAGCAACTATTACTCCGGGTAAAGGAGCAGGACCTGGAATAGGTAAAGGATTAGGTAAAGTAACCTAGGCTAATTCACAACTATTTCATATTTATAAAAAAGGAGAGGTATATGAGTTCTAAATCATTTGTTAAAGTATTACGAAAGATTATACGAGAAGAAGTACGTTCTGCTGTTAAAGAAATAATAACAGAACAGAATATAAATCATGATAAAGTTATGTCACATGGAATGAATTTACATACAATGACAGAACAGCCTAAACCCCAGTCTAAATCTAAATCAAAAAAATCATTTAGTTCAAATTCAATGCTGAATGATATATTAAATGAAACAGCTGGGACAGCAGATTTTGCAAGTATGCAGCAAGGACCATTAGTAATGCAACAAGATTCATGGCCGGATATGGGTTCAATGAGGACATCTAATACGGTTCAAGGTCCATTGGCAACACATGATACTACCGGTAGGCCGGTTAATATGCAAAATGAAAATGTTGCAAAAACAGTTGAAAATATGACAAAAGATTATCGTGGATTAATGAAAGCAATAGATAAAAAGAAAGGTAAATAATGGCAATCAATAAAAGACCGGTATATCAATATCAGCCTATTAATGAAACTCCCGAAGTTGCGGTAGGAATACCACTACCTTTTAACAAATCTTCTATTGCAGTTACTGAACATTTTAGAGGTTCATATTTTGGTGATGCTCTTAATTATGCTTCTGGATCGCGAGGTGGAGGACAAGTATTTGCACAAACATTTACAACAGAAGAACAAGTACTTTCAAATTTGAAAAACTTATTAATGACCTTTAAAGGTGAACGATATATGCAACCAAATTTTGGTACAAGAATTAGAGAAGTTTTATTTGATAATAATACATCTGATTTAAGAAGTGCTTTAGATACAACAATACGAAAGGATATTAATTATTGGTTACCATATATAGAACTTAGACAGGTTGAAATGGTATCTAGTGATGACAGACATTCACTTACAATAAGAATACATTTTCGTGTAAGTACCACCGGAGCAAATATGGTAATTAATATATTAGCAACAGAAAATTCATTTCAAGTTACAGATGCCGAAATGGATATAGTAGAACGTTTAACACAAGTTGGTGATATGACAGTAGGAGCTAATACAGCATTTGATCTAGGAGGATCAGGTGGAGGATTTGGTGGAGGATATTAAAAGGGATTAAACAATGGCAGATTTAGTAAAAAAGGATGTTAAATATTTAAATAAAGATTTTGCACAGTATAGACAAAATCTAATTAATTTTGCAAAAAATTACTATCCAAAAACATATCAAGATTTTAATGAATCATCACCAGGTATGATGTTTATTGAAATGACAGCATATGTAGGCGATGTTTTAAATTATTATACAGACCAATCTTTTAGAGAATCGTTATTATCAACTGCAAGAGAAGGTTCAAATATATTAAATCTTGCAAGATTATTTGGATATCATACAAAAAGAAATACGCCGGCGAATGTTAAAACAGATGTATTTCAGTTAGTTCCAGCTTCAGGTAGTGGAGAATATGCAGCACCTGATATGGATTATGCATTAACAATTGCATCTAATATGCAATGTTCCACAGATCAAGGAATAAGATTTCGATCTGTAGAACCAATTGATTTTAATCAAGACCCAGAAGTGACAGTTTATGAACTTAATACGTCTGGAGAGGTTGCTAGATATTTACTTAAAAAACAAGTTGCTATGACATCTGGTGAAGTTAAAACACAAGACTTTACTTTTCAAGATCCTAAACCATATGATAAAATTGTATTAGATGAAGAAAATGTTATTGATATAGTTTCAATTAAAGATTCATCTAAAAATAATTGGGTAGAAGTAGATTATCTAGCACAAGATACTGTATTTGAAGATATACAAAATATACCATTTAATGATCCGGAATTATCTCAATATCGATCGACAGTGCCATATATTTTGAGATTAAAAAGAACTGCAAGAAGATGGGTAAAACGTTTAAGAGAAGATGGTAGGATAGAAATACAATTTGGTTCTGGAGTATCTTCTGATGCAGATGAAGAAATTGTTCCTAATCCAAAAAATATTGGTTCAGGATTAGAATACTTAAAACGTACAACAACTGATACTATTGACCCATCAAACTTTTTATATACTAGTACATATGGATTGGCACCTCAAAATACAACATTAACTGTTACATATACAGTAGGAGGTTCGATGAATGAAAATGTAGGAGTCAATGCAATTAACACTGTTAATAATGTTACTTATTTAAGTGAAATAGCAGAAGTTGATTTAGGAGATACAAAAGATACATTAGCAGTTACAAATCCAGAACCTGCAGTAGGTGGAGGTGCGCAACAAGATTTAGATAATATACGTCAAAATGCAATGGCAGCATTTGCGGCACAAAGTAGATGTATTACACGAGAAGATTATATATCACGTGTATATGCATTGCCAGCAAAATATGGATCAATAGCTAAAGCATATATAGTTGGAGATCAACAAATTGATACAAGTGATAAAAATTATCCAAGAGATACAATACAAAATCCATTGGCATTGAATTTATATTTATTAGCATATAATTCAGATGGAAGATTTATTCCAGCAAATCAAGCACTTAAAGAAAATATAAGAACATATCTATCACAATATAGAATGTTGACAGATGCAATTAATTGTAAAACAGCTTTTATAGTTAATATAGGTATAGATTTTGAAGTTATACCTAAACCAAAAAATAACAGTAATGAAGTATTATTAGAATGTATCAATAAAATAAAAGAAATGTTTCATAATGATAAAATGCAGATCAATGGATCAATTGATATATCTGCAGTAATTAATCAATTAAATTTAATTGAAGGCGTACAAAGTATACCTACTTTAGAAATTTTTAATAAAGCTAACGGTCCTTATTCAAATAATGTATATGATTTTGAGATAGCAACTAAACATGGAATTATATATCCATCTTTAGATCCTTGCATATTTGAAATAAAATATCCAAATAAGGATATTAGAGGAAGAGCGGTAAAACCATAGAACTAAATTATGATTAGAGTATTTTACGCAGAAAGAGATATAACATTATATGAAAAGTACCCAGAACAAAATACGGGTATAGATCAAATACTGGAGCTAGTAAAAATATCTTCAGGATCTAAATTAAATAATGTAATACAATCCAATACATATAATTCAAGATTTATATTAGATTTTGGGACACAAATAAATACGTTATCAGCATCTATAGTTTCTGGTAAAATACCACCTTTAGGTAACAATACAAATTCTGCATCTGCTCATATTGTATTAAGAGCAGCAGCTGCAACAGATTTATTACATACATATACTTTAAAAGCCTTTCCTGTTTCAGAATCATGGGTTAATGGAAATGGTAATTATTCAGATGTCCCAATACAAAAATATGGTGCTTCATGGTTTTATAGAACAAGTGATGATGTTGCTAATTATTGGGCAACCGGTTCCGGAGTTACTCATGATGGTAATGATGGATTAACTGAACCAACTGGAGGCGGAACATGGTGGACAGGATCGGGATATGAGGCTTCTCAATCATTCCAAAATGAATCTCCAGATATAAGAATGAATGTTACAGATATTGTGCAGCAATGGCTTTCTGGAAGTATTCCAAATAATGGATTTATTTTTAAACGTACAAGATCAGATGAAAGATCGGCAGAAGTTCAGGGAAGTTTAAAATTCTTTAGTCGAGAATCTCATACAATATTTATACCTAGATTAGAAATAGTATTTGATGACACAACTCAACCATCAGAGTATACAACCTTAACAGAAATATCAGCTGATACATATGTTCCATATTTTAAGAATATAAAATCTGAATATAGAACATCAGAGATAACAAAATTTAGAATAGGCGTTCGACCCGAATTTCCTAACAAGGCATTTCAAACATCGTCATTTTATTTAACAGGCGATCGATTACCGACATCGAGTTATTATAGTATTTTTGATTCAGTAACAAATGAAACAATAATACCATTTGATACAACTGCAACAAAAATTGATGGAGACGAAAATGGTAGTTTTATGAAACTAAGAATGGATTCATTTATGCCAGAAAGATTTTACAAAATAATGTTGAAGATAGAACGTAATGGCGGCGATGATATACAAACTTTTGATGATTTTTATTTTAAAGTAGTGAACTAATATGGCAAGATATATGGATAGAGATTCTCCATCTCCGGAGATTCCAAATACGGAACAAGTTAATGAAGGATTAGCTTCTGGACGAGACCCTAATGCATTATTAGGTAATAATAGATACACATGGAATAGAAATTCTGAAGAAAATTATGATGAGACGGATCGAGCTCGTATGCTATTAAGAATAATGCAAGAAGAGTTTCCAGATGACGTATTTTATTCTCAAGGTAGATTGACTCCCGGTGCACAAGGTATACAAGCACGAGAAGGATTGAATCCTAGATCTCGAGAAGTTGTTCGAGAAATGCAAATAACAAAAAGAACACCTGCCGGAGTTGCTCAATTTTCTGCACGTGAAAAAATATATGAAAAATACGAATTAACAAAGGCATATCCATCTGTTGATGAAGAAGATTTAGATGAAATTTTAGATGAAGAATGGGTTACATTTAAAGATCCAATTGAAACTGAAGAAGTGCCTATAGTTAAACCTAAAAAGACAGGACTCTTTTTAACAGCTAGAGATTTTAGAAAAACAGATCCACATGATGAATATATAAGAAGTGGACCACATACACTTGAATCAGATGCATCTGATATAGAAGGAATATTTTGTGTATTTTATATATTAAATGGAAAGGCTAGACCAATACCTAATTACAAAACATTAGAAGTAATGTTAGTAGAAAAGGGGTCAAGATATGATTCAATACGTACAGCGACTGCAAAACAATTACAAGAATATGACTTAAAATTAGACGGTCAAGATACACAAACTGTTTATGGAGCTGGTGATCCAGGATATGAAGGTGCAGAAGATTTTCAAACTGCATTTGGAGAGTATATGCAAAGAGCAATGCCTGATCGATCAGTTGAGTGGAATATAGAAGTACGTTTGAAAAGTGGTTATCTACCAATGAAGCCATTTGTACGAGATCCTGGTGATTATATAAAGCCAGAATCACAAAGAAGATCAGGAGGAAGAATACCTGAAGATGATGATGGTAATCCATTACCAGCTGATCTATTAGCAAAATTTGATCCAGAAGATAGATATGCTGATACTGTATTTTTACGACAAACTTATCGTGAACAAATGCGAGAAAAATATGAAGGTAAGATAGTATTAGGAAGATGGCCTGCTCCATATCATGACCCATCAGAAGTCGATGAAGATAATCCACCACCAGGGCCAACTGAAGTAGCATCTGATGCAGAAGTAACACAAGGAACACAAATTCGTGCAGATGATTATGTTTCAGGTGTTAGATTTATGATGTTAGGACATTGGAAACAAGTAAGATCAAATCCTGCTTTAAGATTATATGCGACCAAACAAGATATAGATCTTGCAAGATATGAACCTCAAACTACAATTACAGGTGCAGATGGCCAGCCATTAGGTTTTGAAGAAGCGTATGAAGCTGGGGAAGGTAGATATGGCCGAATAGGATTAATTAATCTCTTAAGAGAGGGTGGTGGTATAGATGTACTTGAACATACAGATGATGACCCTCATCCGGTGTGGATAACATTTCCTCATATTGTAGAAGCAGATACAGATGGCATACCAGGTATGGATTTGTCAGAGTATATTGAATATCTAGATTATTGGTCTAATGGAGGACGTCCATTTGCAAATGCAGCATTAGAACCATTTGAACCACCAGGGTCAATAAAATATTATGATGATGAAGCATATCAAGATTTAGTACTACAAGCTATCTTGCAAGGAGAAATAGATCAAATCAAAGATCAGATTATGGAAATATTTCCGACATTGGCCGCTCAGACAGAACAAATGAAAATGTCATTTGAATCATTACCAACAAATTATATTAATTATTCAAATACAATGATGGGAGAAGGTGGTCCATTATATAAAATTATGTTTTCAAAAAGTGGAAAATTTAAGTATAAAAAGAAACGTGGTTGGCCACAGAAAGATATAAAAACTAAAGATGAAAGTAAAAAATTCTTTGTATTAATGAAACGATTGGGAAGATTAAGAAATAATATGAATGAAGATGAAGAACATAACATTGTTAAAAAAGATAATCATAAATGGATGCGTACTGTTGCAAGAGATAAATTTGCAAGTTGGATGAATATGGGAGGAGGATTTGATACAACAAATGCACCAGTTGATGGACCATTAGCTCCGGAGATTGAAAAAGCCAGAGATGCAGCCGATAATGCATTTACTAGTTTTAGTATGTCACCAGTTGTTTTAGGAGTATCATTTATATCAATGCTTGCTCTTGCAAGTCCAATTGGATTTATAGGTGCACTTACATTTGCTGTAGTCGATTTAATTGTAGGCGAAGTTCCAGACGGAAAATATAAATTTCCACCATGGAGATTTATGAAAGATGATTGGTATGTCAAAGGATGTATATACAGAGGTAATGAAGAAAGAATGAATGATTTATATGCACAAGCAGCACAGGCAGATCAATATATGCCATGGCTTCGTGAAGTAATTAGTAAATTAAATTCACAAATGTTTATGATTGATGAGATGTTAGCTCGAGCAGCTAGTGTAGAAGATTTTAATGAAATTATGGAAGGATTATTAGCAATGCAAAATTTATTCACAGTACTTGAAACCGGTGGGTTACTAGACTATGTACATAATTTACGTGCTGATATAGATGGGTTTGTTGCAGACCAATTGAAAAGACAATATAATGCAATACAATATGTTAGAAAAAAATGTCATAATAAAGTAGGAAATGATAAGAAATTTTTTATTACTTGGCCAACTGGACCACAAGAAGTTTTAAATGAATACGTTCCAGGATTGACATTTGATAATTATTTGAGGACATAAGTTATGGGAATAAAAAGATTTTCAAATAAAGAAGAGATAATCCAAAGTAAAGGTAAAGTAAGAGGCTTGACTTGGAAAGAAGATGATTTAAATCTATTACAATTAGACACAAAAAATGTTACACCTGACGAAAAACCAGTAGTTGAAGTACATGTCTATGCACCAGGCAAATCTGGCAAGTATCTAGATGGCGGTGTTATAAGTTCAGAAAATTTTGAATTAGAAAAAGATCAAATATTTGTTGATTGGGCATCTGTATGTCGTGAAATGTTTAACATTGAAAGAGGTGCATTTGAAGTAGGAATTAATGTACATAAAAATTTACTTGGTAGTGAAGATGAGAGGGCATTATATATTAATTCTATATCTCCGGATAGACGTGAAGTTCATTTAAAACAGACGCCTGGATATGATTTAAATTTAGAAAGTTATCTTGATGCATATGGCGAAGAGTCATTATTAGATACAGTATACGAAACAGTTTTAGATGCTAATGGAAATGAAGTTCCGGTACTTAATGACAATGGACAACCAGTAGTTAAGGCTACAGTAGAAAGGCCATTATCAGATGATATATCAATAAATTTTGGAGAAAATTTATTATATAGAATTATCAATCAAAAAGATTGGTCCGATGAAAAAGATTTTGTAGTACGATTGTATCAGCCATTAGAAAAGGGAATTAAAGAAAAAGATACATTATGGATTGTAGAAGAATTATCTGATACATATTTTGATAATATTAATATAAAAGGTCCTGAGGCAGTAGCTGTTCAAAGTAAAATACTTAAAGGTCCAAATTTAAATATTGATCCTAATGCAGGAATGATTACAGAAACTGATTTTCGAAATTGGAATCAGTTATTAGATGCAAATACATCTACAGCACAAGATATTGTAGATAGTATATTTTCAGGTTCATTATCAGGAGTTCCATTAGGCATTGATTATACTGCATTTGATAATTTTATACATTTTTCATCAGCTAAAGAAAGAGTTGATAATTTTGTTTATAAATTAGAAATGTTAGAATATCATGATTCTAGATTAAAGGTATTAGATCAAGCATCTGGAAGTGATACAACAGCCTTGCAAGGCAATGTAGAAATTACAAGAAAAAGACGAAATCTTGTACAAGGTTCATTTGATGGATTTGAAAAATGGGCACATAATGAACCAACTTCAAGTTTATCAACACATGGAGTTTCAGGATCTGTAATTGGAGCCGATCCATATGCCTTAAAACCATTTCCTAAATTTTTATCTGGTAGTAAATTTTATTTACATCATACAACATCTAGTTTAGGTAAACAATGGATAGAGGGAGTAATAGCAACAGCATCTTTATATGATATACATAATGATAATGCATTAGTAAAAACTATACCGGAACATATTAAATTAGATACAAATAATGAACAATATGAATTGTTTGTTAATATGATGGGACAACATTATGATATTCTTTATTCATATATAGATAATTTAACAAAAATATATTATCCGGAAGAACAGCCAAAATTAGGACAAAGTAAAGATGTAATATTTCAAGCAGCAGAGGCATTAGGTTGGACATTAGTAAATGGAAAACAGGCATCACAATTATGGAATTATAAATTAGGAGTACAGTCCGGTTCTGGCCAATATATAAGTACAGGTTCTATGTTTTCTAAATCAGATGAAGACATAACAAAAGAAGTATGGAGAAGAATCCTTAATAATCTACCGTTTTTACTTAAAACGAAGGGGACTGCGAGAGGTATCAAAGCGTTAATGAATACATATGGTATTCCTCAGACTTTATTATCTATTAGAGAATATGGAGGACCTAAGGTAGGCGGTGAAATGCCATTATTAATTGAAGATCGATTTTCATATGCATTGAAATTTGATAGTGGATCATTATGGACAGGAAATGAGTCTGCCGGCCAAATAAATTTTCCAACAGGGTCTTTTATAACTTGGCAAGATGGACGATATTCATCAAGCTTAACTGAATCTATAAGTCCTACAACTAATGCTTCTAGAATATGGGGAATTCAAAGACATGAAGTTCCAACAATCACTCATGAGTTTAGAATCAAACCAGCTGTAACAAAAAGTATGTTATTAATGACAAGAACAGATCCTACTCGAGGACCGTCATGGCAATTAGCTCTAGAACATACTGCATCTTATTCTGGATCTGGAAAATATGGAAGATTGGTATATGTACATGGTACGGCCGGAGCGGAAGTTCTACCTAATATCGATGCCTTTGGAGACGGCGCGGGTTCTCAGCAGTCTCCAATGTCTGCATCGTCTAATTGGGCTCCTATATTTGATGGAGATTGGTGGAACGTAAGATTATGGTTCCAACCAACTGCGAGCGGAAAGGTCAATGATTTAAATAGAAAACATGCTGATTCATCATATAGACAAAAAGTATTCAATGTTGAAACTAATACCTCTATAGCATATCATGCAGAAATACAAAAAGCTTCAAATTACATAAAAGGAAAAGTAATTCATTCTGCTAGTTTAACACTACAACCAGAACATAGATTTCATAGCAGTAGGTGGTCCCTTGATTATGCAGCTGACGGAGCAGAAGATTCAACATTATGGCTAGGAGGAAATAATAAAGGTCATTCTAGCAATTTTACCTTAGGTAGTGGAATTGAAGCGGTCTTTTATAATGGGAATATTGGCAAATATGGCGTAAATCAATATTTACATTATCACTTCCATGGCACATTAACAGGTTCACAACCAACTGATAGATTTTTATATTCTATATCATCATCTTTTGCAGAAGCAGGAATAGGTACATTTACAGGATCAATGCAAGAATATCGTGAATGGCTAGAAGTTTTAGATAAGCCTACATTTGATATACATACCTTGAATCCAACTTCATATGTATCAAGTATATCACCTACATCATCATATGATACATTGATAAGACATTATCCATTAGGAACTGATTTAAATGCAGTAGATCATTCAAGTAGTGTTGGAAGGGTAATATCATCAAGTCACCCAGCACAAAACTTTAGAGATTTTGGTCCGCCACATTATTTAGCCCCATCTGGTAGTACAATGGGTACAACATATGCAACTGCATCCGGATTTAGATCTCCACAAAATGCTCAACGAGGCAATTATGAACCAGTAGAAGAAACATATTATATCCAAGGAGTTTCATTAGGAGGATCTTTACCTAAATCACAAAAAATAAGATTAGAAGATAATAAATTAGTAAGAAGATTATCTCCAAAATCTTCTGCAGAAAGATCTAGTTTTGATTATGCTCCTAATGATACAAATAGATTAGGATTGTTTTATTCACCTGCAGATCAGATAAATAAAGAAATATTTAATCATATTGGAGATGTAGAATTAGATGATTTTGTAGGAGATCCTAATGATGAATTTGATAATGATTATCCTGACTTACTTCATTTTGCAAAAAAATATTGGAAAAAATATACTGATAGGAATGATGTAAATGCATTTATAAGAATTTTTAGTCAATTTGATTTTGCATTATTTGAACAAATGAAACAATTAATTCCAGAACGTGTTGATGAGGCAATGGGATTGATAGTAGAACCTCATGCTATAGAAAGAGCAAAAGTTCAATTAACAAAATTACCAATCAAAGAAGAACCATTCTTTACAGGAGTTATACCAGAACCATCACCTACAGCAAGTGGTGTGATAATACCATTATCAGCAAGTATTTCAAAACCTTATAACATTGTTGGAAGATCTTCATATCATTTAAGTGCTAGTGGATATACTGAGATACCTGGAAATCTTGTTGGTTATATGTCATTTGCAAATGCAACTTCAAGTATGGACTATACACGTCATGCAGAATATGCTCTAGATTTTCTACCACAAAATACATCATCAATGAGAGCTAATTATTCAGTTGGTCATAACGTTCTAGTTGGAGGTCCTGATGATTACATCGGAAGTTCTATATCACATTGGGTCAATTTAGCAGGTAATTCAGGTAGTACATTTGATTCTTCATCAATTCCTATATTGTCACTTCAAAATGGATTAGGAGGATCAACAGCTACTACTATTCCTAATAATTGTGTTCATAATCAAATTGGAACTGGTAGTATGTATGAATCTGATTTTCTGCGAATGCAATTCAATACATATAGTGAATATGATTCAATACGAGATTTTAAAATTACAACTAGATTTGCAATACAAACAGGATCATTTCCTGGTAGATTGATTCCTAGTCAATCTCGTTGGTATGGAAGACTTGTTAAAACAGAAGAAAATTTGCATTGTATGCGGAACCGATTTAAATCTTCAGTAAGTATTGGGCAGACACCGTTTTCTCCTCT